GTTCGTAGAGTATAAGAATCTTGCTCTTGGCGATCAGAATAGTTTTTATATTCCAGATCGTACCATGTTGACTGTATCTGAAATAGCTGATGGGACTACTTCTTTAAGGAGACAGCGTTTGGATGTTGGTACTAATGTATCAATTCCTACAAGTTGGAAAGGAATTAAAATATATGAACATCTTTCTCGCCTACTTGCTGGTAGAGTGGATTTCAATGAATTGATTGATGCGCTTGAAAAAGCATTTAAGTTGAGAATTAATGACGATGTTTATACAGCATTTACTGGTGCGTTTACTTCTCTTCCTTCTGGTTTCTCAGTGTCTGGTTCTTTTGATGAAGATACGCTTTTAGGAGTTATTGATCATGTTGAAGCTGCTACTGGTAGAACTGCTATTATTGCTGGTACAAGAACAGCTTTAAGGAAATGTGCTACTGCTATTGTATCTGATACCGCAAAAGAAGATGTTTATAAGATGGGTTACTATGGTTCATTTAATGGTACTCCTATGGTAAGAATTAATCAGGTTCATACTGTTGGTACATATACTTTTAAACTTTCAGATAATGATATTTATGTAATTACCGGACAAGAGAAACCTGTGAAGTTTGTAACTGAAGGTGAAGTTCGTATTGTTGCTGGTGATGCTCTTGGTAACGTAGACTTAACTCAAGACTATTTCTATGGAACAAGGTATGGTACTGGTGTTGCCATTACTGATTTGTTTGGTAAGTATGCCATTTCGGGTTAATAGAAAAATTAATAATATTTAAAATATGGGGAGTTTTCTCCCCTGTTTTAATTTTGTGGATGGAGTAAAAGGAGTGTAGAAAATAAATGAAGATTTTTGAGCTGTCTAAGGAATTGAGTGTTGAAAATAAAGAGTTAATTCAAATTGCTTCTGAGCTGGGCTTTGAAGTTAAGAGTCATTTAAGTATTTTAAGTGATGAGCAAGTGAAGGAAATCAAAGCACATTTGCAGAATGATGAGCAAAATAATAAACAAGAAGAAGCAAAAAAAACAAAAGAAGTTAAACAAGTAAATAAGGTTCATATTAAACCGAATTTAGATCTTCAAAGAATGATTTGTGTAAAAAATATTTCAGAAGGAAAATTGATATACAAATCAAAACGCCAAATTGGATATACGCTTATTTGGGAAAAATATGGTGATAAAAATTATATTGAACTTGGTGAATTTATTAATCTTAAAAATTCTGATCCTCGTTTTGTAAGAGAACCTTGGATTAGAGTAATTGAAGATGATGAGATTGAAATCTTAAAGTATGCCAATGTTTATCAATACTATAAAGATATTATTGAAATTAACGATATTGATGCATTATTTAGATTAAGTTTTGATCAGTTCGTTAAAAAATTTGAAAAATTTCCTGATGGATATAAGAGAATGGTAACTGAGCAAGCAAGAAAATTAATTGCTTCTGGAGAATTAGATTCTCGTAAACTTCAAAAATATCTGGAAGAAAAAATGGACACTGATTTAGAAATTTCTTTTGAAAATTTTAATCAACCAAAAAAGAATAATTATATAGAGTTAAAGTAAGGAGGGGATAACTATGCCTGTCCCCTATTCTAATATTTATGATATGTTTTTGTCTGATATTAAAGATCACACATTATTGGATTTTGAAGTAGAAGACAGAGAAAAAATTCTTGACGATTTAAGAATTAAAGCCGAAACTCAATTTAAACAGTGTAAAAATGATTTATCAGACAAAGACAATATTAAAAAACAATATAATTCTGATTTAACCATTGAAGAACAATTAATAATTGCGACAATAATGAGAAAGTTTTGGATGAATGATAAAATATATAATCTTGAATTAATACAACAAAGAATGTCTACAAAGGATTTTAAACTTACTGCTCAAAGTGAACATTTATTAAGGCTTTTAAATTTGTCGCAAGAGTTGGATAAGAATATAAGTGCTATGATTGTGGAATACACAGTATACTCATATAGCATTAATGGTGATTAATATGACAAAAGTTAATTATGATGTAATACCAAATGAACTATTTATTAATTATTTAGAATTTCTTATTAATCAGTTATATAAATCACTATGTCTCAAAGAAGAAAAAAGTGACACTCTATTAAGTTATTTAATGTCTTTACGAAATGAATTAATAGGTGGTGTAGAACTAATTGAATTTCTTGAATTTGATGCTAGATATTGTGCAATGTTAAATAAAATACAATTTTTAATATATGAGCGTAATGTGTCTCAAGTTCAATTTAAAAAAGAGATTTTTTCATGTATAAATATTGTACAAAAATTAATAGAAAAATATAAAAATAAAGTATAATATGGTTCTTTAATAGGGTTGCAAACTTATTAAAGGTAATATTGAGACATGTGCCAGTACACATGTCTCTTTCCATTTATCTCTTATACTGGAGGGGGATGTATCTATGAATGGTGAACAATATACATATATAAAAGCTAAAGAATATGTAAAAACTTTAGGATTTGAAATAATTGGTGATTTCTCAGATAATGAAATTATAAAAACCAAACAAAAAATAATTTTAAGAGATAGTTTTGGATATTTATATATATCTATTATAAACAATTTAAAAAATGACTTTAAACCAAGATTTACACACAAGTTTAATCCATATTCTATTCAAAATATAAAATTATGGTGTAAGTTAAATAATAAGCCATTTGAGTTAGTTGACGAACAAGAATATAAAGATTCTAACATTTTTTTAAAATGGAAATGTCTTAAAGAAGAATGTGGAGAAATTTTTGAAGCCACTTGGATATGTATTTCTACAGAAAGAGGTTGTCCATTTTGTGCAAGTAAACAAGTGGGATTATCAAATTGCTTAGTTACAACTCATCCAGAACTCGCTAAAGAATGGCATCCAACTCTTAATGGTGATTTAACTCCTTATGATATTACATATGGAAGTATGAAAAGAGTATGGTGGCAATGTAGTAAAAATAAAAAACATATATGGAATACTTTTATAAATGATAGAGGAAGTGGAAATAACGGTTGCCCTTATTGTTCTGGAAAATTACCATCAGAAGATTATAATTTATTGGTTACAAATCCTGATATATGTGAAGAGTGGGATTACAAGAAAAATAAAAAAAGACCAGAAGAATATACTCGTGGAAGCACAGAAAAAGTATGGTGGAAATGCAAAGAACATAATCATGAGTGGTTTGTAAGTATATTAGATAGGGCAATTAATGGTAATGGTTGTCCTTATTGTTCTGGTTTATATGCAACCAAAGAAAATAATTTACTAATGAATAATCCTGAATTATGTAAAGAGTGGGACTATAATAAAAATGATAAAAATCCAGAAGAGTATACACCAAAATCTGACAAGAAAGTTTGGTGGATTTGTAAAAATTGTGGATGTGAGTGGGAAGCTCGAATTTCAAGGCGTAATGGATATTGGAAAACTGGATGTCCAGAATGTAATAAATCAAAAGGTGAAAAAAGAATAGATAATTATTTTACACAAATCGGTTTAACAAAATATAAAGATTATATACCACAAAAAGAGTTTGAAGGTCTGGCAGGTGTAGGTAAAAGGTTGCTATCATATGATTTTTATTTACCAGAATATAATTTACTTATAGAATATCAAGGCGAACAGCATGAAAAATTTATTAAAGGATTTCATAAATCTAAAAAATATTTTCAAAAACAAGTTGAACATGACAAACGTAAAAAAGAATATGCAAACAAACATAATATAAACTTACTTGAAATTTGGTATTATGATTTTGATAATATTGAAACCATTTTAAAAAAAGAATTAAGCTTAAAAAGGAGGTAATTATTGAATGATACTTAAAGAATTAACATTACAGAAGAAGTGGTTTAGTGAAACATCTCCAAAAAATCCACATCGTGCTACAGCTACTCTTACATTAACTGATACTGTTTCTGATGCGGAAACCGTTACTGTTGGAACTCAGATTTTTGAATTTAAAACATCTGGTAATGCTGGAACAGGTAAAATAAAGGTGGATATATCTGGAGAAGGCAACACAGCACCAGACAAAGCCGCCGTTAAATTAGCACAAACTATAAATGCCAATTCTACTATTGTAACTGCTACTGCTGGCGAAGATGCAGATGAAAATGATATAGTTACAATTGAGTATAAAGAAATTGGCACAGAAGGAAATGCCATTGCTGTTGCTGAAACAATGGCTAATGCAACTTTTGGTACAGACGTTACTAAATTATCTGGTGGTCAATTAGGCACACCAAGTATGACTAAGAATGTAGTAGTATATGTCACTCCTTATTATTATTGGTGTGATAAAGAAGGTAATGAAAAAACTGTTTCTTGGAAGCGTTTTGTTCCTGAAGCTTATTAGCAAGTTAAACAACTAAATATATGATTGTGAGGTGAGAGATTGGCAAACTGGACATTGTATGAAAAAAGATTGAAAATTGATGGGAATTCTATAAGAGAGCGTAGTATTAACAATACAATTGATGCTATAAATGATTCTTTTGTCAATTCTCCATCTTATTTTGAAGTATATATTAATGGTGCTGAAACTGCTACTGGTGTACAGATAATAAGTGGTTCTTCTACTGGTGGACAAAGTAATTCCAATATTAAAAACATTTTAATGAAGCCGAATGATGTTTTGAATAACGGAGACTTAATTAAATGGAATAATGAATATTGGCTTAATATGAGCGTAGAAAATGTTGGCGGTGCATATTTAAAGGGCAAAATCATCAAATGTACCCAATACATCACAATCAATAAAAACAGTATTTTATCCGAAGTTCCAATAGTAATAGAATCAGGTGTGAGATTATATTCACAAGGTCAAGATGACAATAAGTATATAACTACATTATCTGATGACATTATAGTATACACTCCTGCAAGTGCAAATATTGAAGTTGATGATATTTATACAATTGGCAGACGTAACTATAAGGTTAAGAGTGTACAAGATGTTTTAATTGATGGATTGTTGGTTGTGAAGATGGAAGTTACTACTGAAGATGTTGTGATTGAAGAACATGAATATAGTGTGACTATATTGAATGGTGAAGAAGTATCAATGTACGCCACTGAGCATTCTACATTACAACTTGAAATTCAATGT